GAGTTGAATTATTTCTGTAAGATGCTTCTAATACATCATCTACACCATAAACTGCAGTAGCATCTGAAGTTCCATCTGCTGTAGAACGATACATTGTATAAACATTTTGTCCATCAACTAATGTAATATTGTTACTTGCTACTTCCCAATAATTTAAACCTCTATTAGCCCACTCTTGAAAAAGAATGTTTAAAGATCTTCTAGCAGATTTCATATCAAAACCTGCATTAGGATATAATCCTATTCTTTCATAAGCTTCTTCTATAATTTCATCTATAGAAAAATTCTTATCAAAAGTATATGTACCGGAAGTAGTGTTAGCCATCTAACCTCCTATTTATCTAACAATATAGTAGCAGCTACGTCCGCACCAATTGCGTTTACAGTCATAAAACCTTTAAATAAAATTCCATCTTCTGGAATATTAAATGCAAAGATATCACCTGCAGGGCAACTTGTTATAAATTGAGTTCCGTCTGTATCTTGTAAAGTAATAGATTGAGCAGTTGTAGCATTTGTATTTTCAACAATGATACCTCTTAATCTAGTTCTTCCTGCAAATACAGATCCTGTTCCAGTTACTCTTACCGCTTTAACATCTGATTTCATTTTTTAATATCTCCTAAATTTTAGGAGCTCCCGAAGGAGCTCCATTAATTATTTAATTTATTTGCGCTTCACCGGCTACAGCATTGTCTACTACTGTATATGTAAACACACCTGTAACAGTTCCAGTTCCTGCAGTACCACCTACTGAAGCCGCTACTGTAGCATTAGCTGGTATACCACCTGCTACTACTAAAGCACCATCTGCTCCTTTAATAGAACCTTTAGTTACTGAAGCTACTTCATTAAAGAAACCATCTACGTCAGCTGTTGTTCCAATATCAACAGTTGAACCTGCACCTGTTGATGGAACTACTACTGTAAATGAAACAGGTATAGCACCTTTTGGTAATACAAATTGATTACCAGCTGTAGCACTTGTACCTATTCTAACTGGTGTTAAAGAACCAGCTGTAGCTGCTGCGTTAAATGAAATTACTTCTGAAAGAAGTACTACACCTGGAGTTGCTCCAGATGATTTATCTTGTCCTCCGTAAGATCTAACCTTACCTTGGAATGTTGTTGTTGCCATATTATTATCCTCCTAGTTATTTCCACATAGTCTCTAGGCCGTCGACTATACTCGTCTATGCAGAATTTTATTGTATAGTAAGGATTTTATATATCAGATTTTAGTAGAGTGCAAGCGAGTTTGTAGTGGAGAGTGAATTTCCAGCAATGTAGTAGCGTTTTGTTTAAGTAGCTACTGAAACTTGTGGTGCAGCATCATTTATTTTATTAAGTCGACTAGCTTCTTTAGCTTCTGCCATCTTAATATGATTAATAACATCTTTAATTTTGTTATCAATCCTAACCATATCGAGAGTATATCTGCCCTCTTCGTTATAGTGCTGCTCCCACTGTAGTTCTAGGCCCCTCTTCTGTTTGTAAAGGGATTGAACGTGTGTTTGCATCATTAACCTCCTCATAGGTCACCCAGGTTTTACGTTTATCGTAAAATCCTGACGTCTCCCACACTATATCATTTTGTCCTAATCTGTCAACTATAGCATCATTCAATGCTTGTTCGCTGTCAGCACAAGTTACTTCAAACTTTGTAAAGTATCCTCTGGACTTGATCTGTATGAGAAATTTTTTCATGAGTTCTTTCTTTATACCATAAAAAAAGGGGGGCCGAAACCCCCCTTTTAAAATAAAAATGAATAATATCAGTTAGATATTAAGCACCTTCAACACCGAAGATACCTCTAAAGTCAGATACACCAAAAGAGTATCTTTCTCTAGCTTTGTACTTCATGTTTCCTGTTTCGAAGTCACCTTCCATTTTTGTATTGATTGGTGATCTTTCGAAATACTTCATACCATTAGGCACATCAGTGATAATGTAGAACGCATCAGTATCAGTTAAGAAATTGTTAACCACATAACCTTGTGGAATCATTCCCATAGATCTGATTGCATTGACATCATTGTCAGCTGTACCAACTCTTTGAGCAGATTTCATTAATCTCTCTGCAGTGAATTGTAGTTCACTAGGAATAATCATTTTTACTCCTTTTGCAGCGATCTTAAGACCTCTCTCGTCTGTCATTGCAGCAATGTCGATTAAACATTGTTCAAGAGAAGTTTCGTTTAAGTCTGCTTGAGTTAATAAAGTATTAGCCACTGTACCAGCGATTGTTGGGTGAGAAGTGTTGAATAAAGAAACACCGTCACCTGAATCGTAGTTGTCAGTTGTAGGTAATCCTTGAATTAAAGGATTAACTGCTTTTACTTGTTTTGTTTGCGCCATTGAACGAGCTAATGCTTTTGTATATCTAGACGATAGTCTGTCATACAAGTTATCTTCAATCGCTTCTTCAGTGATTGAGAATGCTAAAGCAATAGTTTCGTGAGTGTATCTAGCTGTGTATGTTTCTTGTGCAGAATCATAAGTCACACCAGAACCTTCAGGTTTAACTTGTGCTGAAGCAAAACCTGATAACATCACTTCTTCTTCAAAAGCTCTGTCCGAAGTTTCCTTCGTATAGATTTGCTCGTGTTGGTTTTCGTATTGTTTATACTCCAGGCCGAATAAGGCATTCAATCCTGGCTCTAGTTCTTTAACTAGTTGTGATCGTGATATAGCCATAATATTATCCTCCTATTATACGCCTGTAGCACCTAACAAGTAGTGCTCATTGATTGTTACGACCAAGTTAACATTTGCACTTGCAGTGTCACTGTTATCTGGGTCTTTACTGATTCCAACTATTCTTAACTGAGCAGAGTCTGTGTCTAAAGAAGACTTTAAAAGTTCTGTCTTAGATACAAAGTTTGCACTGTTACCAGCTTTGTAAGAAATGTCTGCATTTAAGAAAACATCTGCTTGGTTAGCTGTTGAATCACATTGGATTTCGAACCTTTGGTAAGGGTCGTCGCTTACGAAAGCAACTATACCAGCAGTATTAATACTACCTGCATAGTGATTTGCCCACGTAGGCTTTTTACTAGTTGGGTCAGTGTAAAAAACGCCGTTTAATGAACCAGCTAAGTTACCAACATTCGTTGCAGCAACATCTATTGTTCCAGCCGCAGTCACTTTGACTAAGTCTTGGAAATAGATAGCTGAACTGTCGTTAGCAGCAATGCTATATTCACTTAAACCACCGTTATTAGGATTCTGACCAACTTTTGCAATTGGTTTTAAACCAAATGCTGCGTCTTTATTTGCCATAGTTTTTCTCCTATAAAGTTTAAGTTATTTTGTTGGTCCTGAATTGTTAATAAATTAACTTTTCTTCGTACCACCAAAAGTTACACGAGTCTGTCGATCAACATTGATCGGCATACTTGGGTGCTGTTCCTTCATAAGATCGTTGTTTACTGCTTCGTCTTGATCCATACCTTGCTTAGCATAGTAATCAGATCTAGATTTTGCGATCTCCTCTGGTATCCTTGTCAGCACAAGGCCACCAACTCCGATCACTCCCTTGTATTTGCCATCGTCAATGACTGGGTAATCCGAATCTGGGTATTCATCGGCACGAACTAATTCGTATCCTGATCTTAATCTTCCAGCGATATTTTTAGTATCCTGGAAACCCATAGATTCTATTCTCACCCATCTATGTCGATACCCATTTGGGGCAGGGGGTGCATCTAAAGATGACGGTGGAGTCCAAACTTTTTTATGAGAAGTTTTTTCTCTAGTTTGACTCGCACGAGAAGCTCTTTTTTCGTTTTCATTACTCATATGCATTTACTCCTTCGTGATTTTATTTAATTGTTTCGCATATTCTTCAAGTGGCACACCTAATTTATTAGCAATTGCTACTTGAGACGGCGTGAGTCTCACAGATTTGCGACCGGATTTACTACTTCTAGAAGCCGAAGCGACAACTTGAGTAGGTTTACTAGTCGTTTTTTGTGACACTGTACCAAATTTCTGCGGAAATTCAAGTCTTATTCTTTTATCTATTTCAGAATAATACTCGTCTGATTGAGGGTCATAACCTTCATCCTCAACTAGCTTTTTATGTAAGCTAAATGCGGTATAAGTCATTGCCTCGTCTTGACCAAACCATGTATTCTTTTGGGCCCAATCTTGAGCTTTAGGATCTGGATTGATCGGTTGTTCCTGAGTTTGAGCTTGAATTTGTGGTTGTTTAACCTCAACTTCTTTACTCTTTTCAGGTCTTGATTTTAACTCTGCAAGTTTTGCTTCTTCATAACCAAGCTTTGATATCTCAGTTGATGCAGCAATCTCAGCTTTTAAATCACCATCTTCTCTTGCTTTGGCTAATTTAGAAGCTGCAGCTTCTAAGCTAGATTTAATTCTATTTTCCATTTCGGAAATAAAACCTGTATCTAATTTAGAATACCTTGTTTGAAGAGTTTCTTGCTGAGCTTGAACTTTTTTTGCGTATTCTAAAGCAGCCGCTTCTCTACGTTCTGCTTCACGCATTTTTCTAGTTAGCTTAGCGATTCTTCTCTTAACTCCATCAGAGTAATCTTCTAATTCTTTGTTCTTGTTTTCTTTTGTTTCTTGATCCTTGTTTTCTGATTCACTAGCTTGAACAGTATCCTGCTCGCTAGATTCCTTAGATGAGTCATCGGACTTATTATCGTCTTTATTGGACTCAATGTTTTTATCTTGATTGTCATTAGCTACCTCTATTTCAGTTTCTTGTGTTTTTTCTTCTGGTATTTCTACCTCGGCACCTGGACCTGATGTATCAATGTCAACCATTTTTTCTGCTTCTGGCATAGTATCCTCCTATGTTAATACTGATGAAGTATATCTTCTGGGTTTTCGATTGTAGCGAGCACTTCATCGTCATTGAGAATTCTCACCTCACCACCATCGATATTAATCCTAGATCCGGCATAACGTGCAAAGATAACCCAGTCACCGACCTTGCACCACGGACCTTCAGGAAACTTGTCTTTGTCATAACAGTGTGGTCCTTGTGCTAACACGAGTCCACATGTTGATG